TTATTGAGGTACAGATACGGTGACTTTTTTCGGACGATCATTGCCATTGCCCGGCACCAGCACCGTGATGACGCAGACGGTCTGGCCACCGCTGGTCTTGGCGGAAGCCGACAGCAATTGCCCGCCGGTCTGGCCAACGACCTTGTTGGCTGCACCCGAACAGTCGGCCGCGACCCGGACAATGGCTGTGCCATCCGGCGTGCTCAGATCCTGTGACACCGGAGCAACCGGTGACATGGTTGCGACCTGCGCGGCGACTAAGCCAATAGTGAGGAAATTCATAATCATGGTCAGCCCTGAAGCGGTTCGTATTTCATCTTGGAGCCAGTGATACAAGATCCTGCCTGAACCGCAAATGAATGGAAACCGGTGCTGTTTCCGGTCTCCTAAATAAATCTCAGCCGATCCGGTTCTTCGCCGTAATCCGTCCGGCAATTGCGATCACGCCGCCAAGTGCTGCGCCAAGCGAGGTCAGGAGGCCGATCAGAGCCTCGCGATCCGCATCGCCGAGGTCAAGTCCGGCCAGGCCAAGACCCGCCGAGGTGATGGTGACGATGGCACCCCAAAGAGTTCTGGATTGCCACCAGGGTTTGATGTCGATCATGGCAGATGTCCTTTCAAGGTTGGAGGTAATCAGAGTTCGCAGGTTGCGGTTCGCGGCACGCCCCAGGGCATGCGCTTGCCTGCTTGGGAGGCGCGAAATGTCAGCGAAGCTTGCGGCGCGCCAAAATCCGAAACCTCGTCAACGGCAGGATAGAGCCAGTCAGGCGTGGCGGTTTCGACTGTCCTGATCACTGACCCGGCGTTGAGGATCTCGATACGGTAACCCTCAACGCCCTCGTCATTGGCGATCTCGGCCGGTGTCCAGCTATCGGCGGACAACCGCCCGCGCCTTACCCAGGACAACATGATGCCGTCGGCCTGTCTCAGCGCACGAAGATGCACCGGCGACAGCGGCGTCAGGGCACGCTCGCCGCCTGCGAACACGGTCGGCGACGCGCCATTGGCGTTCGCGCCCGAAGCCTCGGCAATCCAGTTGAAGGCGCGTCCGGCTTCATCAAGTGAAAGCCCCAGCGATTTGACTGTACCGTCGAGAACAATGAAGTCTGCACCCGCACTTGCGCCTGCGTGCATGGCATCATCTGTTCCCGCCTGTCCGCGCAGCAGGCTTGTCAGCCGCCAACGCCCGGCAGCAATTTCCTCCGCCGCCTCGAACTGAATGACTTCCCAGGCACCGGCTTGCGAGCGGACAGCGACCGCGTTGGCGCCATTCAGGACGGTCAGGCGGCTGGCACTGGACAGTCCGCCAAAGCCGAGATTGATCACCAGCGCCGCAGTGCGGTCAAAGCGGCCTTCAATAGCTCCGGGCGGAAGCCCCTCGGCCAGTGAACCGATTTTGGCTGGCGCATCGAGCGTTGTCCTTGCTGCATAGCCTTCGGCTTCGACGGAACTGGAAAGAACCATCTGCCTCCAGGGGATGGCGAGCGCACCGGCGCGGGCCCATCCGGTCTCATCGGAGCCGGAGAGCACCGGCAGATCGAGAAAGATCAGTTCCGGCGCAAAGGGCGCATTGGCGTCATTCCCGGAGCGGCCTGTAAATGTCTCCGTACTCTCCGGAGCAACGGCGCCGCTATGCGCCACCGCCTCGATGCGGCGGATCTCTCCATCTTCAATACGGGCAACGCGAAAGCGGCTTTGCGGCGCGTTTTCCATGGCAAAGCGGATTGTGTCGCCCGGCTGCACCCGCGGAGCCTGCGGCGGCAAGGCAAACCGCAGCTGAAGGCGCTGCAACCGGTGGTCCTGCAGCCAGCGGTCAGCTGTCGTTCGAGCCAGCCCCGGCTCAATCGCCAGGCTCAGCGGCAGATCGTGCTGGCGCGTTGCTTCCCGCTCCAGCCGGCGCGAACGCGCCGAGGCCGGGGCATAGTCAGCCAACGGATCAGCAAAAAGCAGCACGGCTTCATTGGCGAATTCGCTCATTTCGCCGCGGATTTCCTCAAACAACGGCCCCTCGACGGTCTCCGCCACCGCATCAATCTCAAGTGGCTCTGAGCCATTCGACAGCCGCGAAGCAAATTCGAGGCCATCGGGCCCCTCGCGGACATCAATGGAATAGGCCTCGATCAACGGTTGCAGCACGGCGCGCACCGAGACCGGGCTCGAAATGACGTGGCCTGTCACCATGCCGTCCACACGGTCGACGTTGAAATCTGTCATTCCGGCTTCGCTCAGAACAGCTGCGATAAGGTCCTTCAACGCCACTGTGCCCAACCGCCCATTTAGCCAATGGCCGGTGCGCCAATTGGCACCGTCCGACCACACCGTTGATGACAGCGGAAAAGCCGGAAACGGGCGTGCATCCCAGGTCCAGAGATGGATGTGATCAGTGATGACCATGCCATCGGCATTGGCCGCTCCGGACCAATGCGCCAGATGCGCTTCGAGAAAGGCCCGTTGGGCCAAGTCGTCACGGCCGCCGCTTGAGTACCAGGGAACCGCGCCCTCCGACGATTTCGGATCGGGAAACAGATTGGGCTGATTGGCGCCCTTGTCCACCGCCGGGCAGCCAAGTTCGGCAAACCAGAACGGTTTGGAACCCGGCACCCAGGGGCTCGGGCTAGCTGCCTCGACCCCGCCAACGCGGTCAAAATGCTGGTTCTGCCACCATCCGCGCAGATCCTTGGCCCGGTAGACCCAGTCCTTGCCCGCAAGCCCGTCGGTGATGGTAAGGCGCTGCCGCGCATTCCGCCCGGCCTCATCCGCATAGTACCAGTCATAACCCTCACCACCGGCAATTGCGGTCCGCATCGCGGCTGCATCATTGGCAAGGTTGGCACCATCGGGGTTACCGGCTGACAGATCCGCGTCGCGCCAGTCGCTCAGCGGCATGTAATTGTCGATCCCGACCGCGCCAATTGCCGGGTGCGCCCACAAAGGATCGAGATTGAAATAGACATCCCCCGAACCGTCACCCGGACGATAGCCGGCATATTCGCTCCAGTCGGCGGCATAGGTCACTGTTGTCCCGCCGAGCATCGCCTTGGTATCGGCTGCCAGTTGGATCAGCTGATCGACAAAGGGAAACGCACCGGTCTCGTCTCTGAGGCGTGTCAGACCAATCATCTCCGAGCCGATGACAAACCCGTTAACTCCGCCCGCAGCCACTGCCAGCGCTGCATGATGCAGAATGAAGCGGCGGTAGCCATCATCACCACCGGCCCAATTGACACTGTCGCCCGAGACGGCAAGATCAGACACCAGCGTTACGCCGCATAACCCGCTGATTTCGCTGCGTATTGCCGCGGTGCCGTCGGGCGTGCCCGGTAATCCCGGCGCAACACTCGCCGTCATACGTCCACGCCAGGGATAGACAGGCTGTCCGGTGCCACCAGCGGGATTTGGCAGTCCATTGCCCGCTGGCACATCCATCAGCACGAAAGGATAGAGCACCACCTTGAGGCCACGGGCCTTGAGATCGCGGATCGCCTCGATGATCGAGGTATCATCCGGCGTGCCGCCATAGGCCGGACCGCCATTGCTGGTGCTGACCAGATGTGCCGTGGACCGGTTCAGTCCGCCAACCTTCCACGGCCGTGTCTCGCCATTCCGCGAAACCACCTCGACACCAGGGCGGAACCGGCAATGGCTGGCGCGCAGATCATCGCAGAACCAGGCCGAGACCAGCGCCACCGATGTGAGGTTGGGACACAAGGCCTGCAACTCATCAATCGACTGGGACCAATCGGTCGAGGCCTGGCGCATGTTGCGGTTGAGCGTCCGCGCAGCACCAACGCCCAGGGTTTCGCGCACCGCCGTTGTTGCATAGCCATGTTCGGTCGATCCGGGGATCAGCGCCACTGCCTTGATTGCCGGCTCGAGATCGCCGACTGGACGAACCACCTCAAACTGCAGCGTCGGGATGCGGTTGCCGAAATCATCGAGAGGCAGCCGCTCGAACACCACATAGGCAAGCCCGCGCCAGGCCGGAACCTTGCCTGCGCCCTGCTTGGCCTCAATCATCGGGTCGGGCAATTGCGTCGTGGTTCCCCGGTAGATCCGCATCTCGAGGCTTTCGAGATCGAGTTCGCGCCCATCGGCCCAGACCCGCCGGATGAAGGCGATCGGGCCTTGGCAAAGCCCCAGCGCGAAATTGGCGTGATAGTGGTAGCTCTCAACCTTCGGCCCGCCGCCCTTGCCGCCTTGCCGTTCCTGCGTGACGGTTTCCTCAAACCGCGTCGCCCAGATCAAAGCACCGGCAATCCGCATCGACCCATGCACCCTGAGTATGGGCGAGCCTTCGTCCGCCGAGGGAATGCGCGCACCGCTCAGGCCACGGCCGCGAATGGTGCGTGTGGAATTGATCAGGGAGGTGTCGAGCATGCCGCCGACGGTGGCACCGATGGCCGAGCCGATTGCCGTGCCGACCGGTCCGAACGCACCACCAAGGGCGGCTCCGGCCACCTGCAACAGAATTGTCGCCATATCGATGTCTCGCTTTTCAGTCTGCGGAGGGAATCCGGTGCACGGCAGCGATCCGCCGCCGCCAGGAGGGAACCAACACGCTTTCGGTGACGCCAACGGGTTCGTAAGCGTGGATAAAATGATCCGGGCCTGAGAGAATGCCCGCATGCTTGGCCGAAACCCCGGAACGCCAGCGAAACAGAAGAATGTCGCCAGCAACCGCCTCGGACAATGGAATTGGATCACCGCAATGACGCCGCGCGGCGATGATCAGCCGGTCGGCCCCCGAACGCTCGGCCCAGTCCGGCGCATAAGCTCCCGGGTCTTCAGCAGTGCTGCCGGTGATCTCGGCCCAAACCCCGCGTACCAGCCCGAGGCAATCACAGCCCACCCCCTTGCGCGATCCCTGATGCCGGTAGGGTGTGCCGATCCATGCGCGCGCCGCGGCTACGACACGCTGGCCTTGCTGATCACTGCTCATGGCACGATCGGCCGGCCATCGTGGACGGTGTCGGCATCGGCGTAACCATAGGCAAAATCACTGCCTGGCAGATAGGGAAAGCCCTGAAAATTGAGTCTGTTGGCGAACTTGGCTGAACAGGTTTCAAACGCCTTGTCGCATCCCGCCGACACCTGTATCTGATCGCCCGGCGCAGGCAGCCGCGCCAGCGGCGACCACAGCGCAAGCCGCGCTCCGCCTGCTTCAACCGAGTGGCTCGAGATGTCGGCAGACAGGCCGGCAAGCAACCCGGTTGCGAAGCTGATGCGGCCATTGCCGAACCAACCGACGGGCCGGCCCTCCAGACCGCTAACGATAAGTGTCATCTCGTCGCTCACCTCGACGATTGCCCCGCTCAACCTGAACGGCGCCGCTGAGATATCCTTGGTACAGCGCGCATCACCGAGGTCTGCATCGCAGCGGCTGCCATAAAGCCGCCCGTGCGGCTGGTCGAGCCTCGCCGCCAGGCTCCGCAGCTCGACCGTGAAGGCCTGCCCCGCCGTGCGCACCTCGCCCAGTTCGCGAGTAGACAACAGCACATGGTCGCCGGGGTTTTGCCAGTTGACCAGAAAGATCTCGACCCGCGCCCCGTCATAGCGCCCGAGCGCCAGATCGTCGGTGCTGATCGCCGCATCGGAAAAAGCGCCGGCGACATTGGCGGCGTCGGCCTCAAGCCCCAACCCGGTTTCCACCTCGCTGGCGCGAAACCCGGTGGCGGCGGAAAACACCGTGCCATCAAATTCAAGATCATGGTCGTGCTCGGTGAAGCCCAGCACGACGTCATCGGTCCGGGTCAGCCGCCAGGCATGGCAGGTGGTGGTCGAGGTCTGTGCCAGATGCGAGGTGAGTGCTTCGGGAATGTCTCTCATGGTTTTATCTCCACTAGGGGCACACTCGGCACTGACCCGGCCTTGAAGGCCGCGAGACTGATCTCGATCCGATCAGTGTCAAAGCGCACCGGAATGTCGAACTCATAGCCTGCGGTCACCACAGCATCTGAGGCGGGCGTTGATCCGGGCGTGATCGTCACCAGACCGGTGGCGTGATCAACGGCATAGTCGCCCGGGTCCAGTGCCAACCCGTCAATGGCCAGCAGAACGCTGCCCTCACCGGGTTTTTCGATCCGCCGCACGGTTGCGCCGCCGGCGTCGGCATAGGTCTTGCTGAGTTCAAACAGGGTATTGACGCCGTCGCCGGTTCCAATCTGCTGATCAATCGCCGTGATCGCCTGCCCAGGCGGTGCCGAGGCATAGTCGACCGGATCTTTGAAACGGAAGCCATAGAGCTGGCCGCGCCGCGCTTCGAAAAACGCGGTGAGCTGATAGAGATCCTCGAGCCCGCGCAGGCCGGTTCCGGCATCATAGCGCCGCCGCGCATCGGCCCAGCGCGCATTGCGGGTTTCTCCACCATTCGACAGCGCCACGATATCGGTGCGCCTTCCCGGCCCGCCGCTGGCGCCCAGCGACAGCCTCAGCGGAAATTGCACTTCATGAAAACCGTTGGTCATGCCTCACCTCCTCCTTCACAACCCACGGCGGCCGCGGCCGACCGCGCGCGCCAGCATCGCCGTGACCTGGGCTTCGGATTTTGAAAAACTCGCCGCATCCGGCGTCGTTACATTGAAGGTGACCTGCACCGGTTGCGCCGCGCTACCCGTGGCCACGCCAAGCCGTCCGTCAGCCCCGCGTTGCAATGGCAGGATCGCTTCCGCACCCGCCTCGCCCATCAGCCCGACATCGCCGCCCTGCATCGGGAAATAGGAAGGTCCGCCGACGACACCGCCATCGGCAAATGCATTGACGCGCCCCGGCACGCCACCCTTGGCAAATGGCAGCAGCTTGCCCAGACTACTGGTCAGCCCGGATATCGAGTTGCTGATCATCTGGTTAAGCGGCCGGGTGCCTGCATCAAGCGCAATGCCCACCATGCGGGTGCCCAGCGTGCGCAGCACATCGTCAAGTCCGCGGCCATCTACGGTTGCCGATTTCAACGCACCCGACAGCGCCCCGCCAAAGGCATCGGCCTTGCGTGTGAGTTCATCGAGCGCCTGGTCAGCGCCGTTGAAATCCAGCTCAACATTGACATTCAGGTTCGGCTCATCGGCCATCGGCGGGGTCCTTTGTGCTTGTGGCGTCGGGAAACAGCGCCATCAGGGTTTGAAGCCCGTGGCGGGTGGTCAAAGACGGCGCGTCGCGCACGCCAGTCAGTGCGGTCAGTTCGGGCAGACTCAGCCGCCAGAACGCCTCAGGGGGCAGCCGCAGGTGGCCGAGGCCGAAGCGGAGCACGGACGCCCAGGGGAAAAACGTCCGGTCCGGCATCGTCACCTCGTTGCCACCTGCGGCCCGGAAGGGTTTTCAGGTCTGTCCAGAACCCGGCCCTCCCGATTTGGTAAAGTCGTTGAAGTCTCATCAGCCTGCGCGCCGCCAAAACTCACCCACAACAGCTCCGTGGCGATCCGGGCGAAGCCGGCTGCGCCGCCCTCGGTCGACATCTGGGCCACGTCCTCGTCGCTCAGCCGGTTTCCGGCGCCGCGAAGCCCTGCGCCGACAATGCGGATGATGTCATCTGCGGACAGCCGCCCGGCCTCGAATCGGCCCGCAAGCTCCATGAGGTTGGCAACGCCGAAAGCACTCTCGAGCTCGGCCAGCGCGCCAAGCGTCAGGCACAGCAGCCGGGTCTCGCCATCGAAGGCCGCAGCAATCTCGCCACGATGGCGGTTGGGATGAATGCTCATCATCGCCTCACAGTGCCGTAAAGCTGAACGCACCAGCGGATTCCAGCGCGATCTCGAAGGTCATTTCACCATCGTGGCGGCCTGAGTATTCAAGGGCCACGATCTGGAATGGCCCGGTGACCGTGCCGAAATCGGGTATCGCAACCTGCCAGTCACGAATCTCGCTGGCGAAAAACACGGTGCGTGTCAGCGCATCACTTGCCTGGTCCTTGAACAGTCCGCCTCCCGACAGCGAAGCCCGCTGCACGCCCGCGCCACCCAACAGCTCGCGCCAGCGCCCGGCGGATTCAGCGTCGGTGATGTCAACTGCTTCGGCGTTGAACGCCAGCCGCCGGGCGCGCAAGCCCGCGATGGTCACGAAACTCCCGCCGTCATCGATCTTGATGAGCAGGTCCTTGCCTTTCTGGGCCGTCATGGAAGTGTCCTTTCAAACTCTTGCTTAGCTGTTTCCGAGCGAGCCACAATTACGGTTCGGTCACCGCGCGGAACCTGAGCCGCGCAACATGCAGCCCGGTTCTCGGCGCGCGACGGCTCACCGTTCGTTCATGTCTGAGATTGATCAGCACCGCTGCTTCGAGCGTAAGATCAGCGTCATGCAGTGCTGTGCGCACCGCATCAGCCAATTGCACTGCCTGCTTGCGGCCGTTCTGTTTGGTCCAGGCCTCAATCTCGAACCGATGCTCGCTGCCCTCTGCCTCACCGGCCGCATCACCGGTCGAAAAATCCGTGACCGACGCCTGACCCAGCACCAGATAGGGCGGCTCGGCGCGGGTGATCAGCCGGTCGAAAATCCGGCCGGCCCCGATGATGGCGAGCACGGCCGGATCTGTTGCCAGACGCTCGACCACGGCCACCTGCACTGCATTGGCGCTCATGGCTGGCTCTCCTCGCAGTCGCAGACCAGATAGCGGCGGCTCTCGTCCGGATCCCGCAAACTGCGAATGAGCAGCGTGCGATCCCGGTAGACGAAACGCATGGCATGCCGGATATCGTCGCGATAGCGGATGGTGACGCGGTGCGTAACCGGTGCAGTCGCCGCACCGGCCACTTCGCCAGCTTTGGAGCGCAACGCTTCGATCCGCCCCCAAAGCTCAGCAACCACCGTCCAGTCCTCCAGCAGACCACCCTGCCCGTCGGACAGATCGGCCGACATTTCCAGCGCCAGCCGTGCAGACAATCGCCCCGGATCGACAAACAGCGCGCCCATCACAGAGCCCGCCTTTGCCAGGGTGCGATCAGTCGGTCGTAGCCCGGCGGAATCGCCGCCGGTTGCATGTCCGGCGTCACCGCCCCTCGAAACTCATAGAGATGCGCGGCATGGATCAGAATGGCGCGTTTGAGCTCCGGCGGCACCTCATTCACCGAGCCAAAACCTGCGGTAAATTCAATCTCGATGCCATTGATCGGTTGGCTCGGACGCGGACGCTCCCGCACCACCAGCCGCGCCGGGTGCGCGGTGCCGTCGAGCAGCATGCCGGAGAGGTCGAGGTTTTGCTCCACGCCATCGGCGTCATAAAGCAGAATCGCATCAACGGTTTGCACCGGCGTTTTCATCAACTGAATCACTTCGCAGCGCGGCCAGTCATCCAGAACCAGGCGAAAGCTCTGGCTCATCAGCGCCACGCCGGTGACGGCTTCCAGATGCGCACGTGCCACGCGGATCAGGCCTTCAAGAAGTTCATCTTCATCGCCAACGTCGATGCGCAAATGCGCTTTCAACTCGGCAAGCGTCACCGGTTCCGCCAGCGGCGGATCGGTCTGGATCAGGGTCATGGCAGTCTCCGGAAATAAGGTGCGTTGGGGGTTCGAATCCCTCCCCCGGATATCGGGAGAGGGTTTGCCACGGAGGAATGGAAGATCCGTCAGGCAGCGAATTTCAACAGCTTGATCGCCTCGAAATTCTGCACCCCGCCGCCGACACGCTTGGTGGTGTAAAACAGCACATAGGGCTTGGCCGAATAGGGATCGCGCAGAATGCGCACGCCGGTCCGGTCGACCACCAGATAGCCGCGGCGGAAATCGCCAAAGGCAATCGACAGCGCATTGGCGGCGATGTCGGGCATGTCCTCGGCCTCGACCACCGGGAAGCCCATCAGCGAGGCTGCTTGGCCAGCGCCCGCCGGCGGCATCCAGAGATAGTTGCCGTCGGTATCCTTGAACTTGCGGATCTGGGCCTGGGTCTTGCGATTCATCACAAATCGCCCGTTCTGCCGGTGCCCGGCTTTGAGCGCATAGATCAGCTCAACCAGCCGGTCAGACGGATCAGCTCCAAAAGCGCCAGCCGAACCCGTGGCGATATGGCCGAGGCTGCCCCAACTCCATGTGTCATCGTCCACGCTCGGATAATCGAGAAATCCGCGTGGCTTGTTGACCCCGTCGCCCGACACAAACGCCGCGCCCTCCTGCTCGGCGAAGGCGGCTTCGACTTCCGCTGCAATCCAGCCTTCGATGTCGAGCGCACCGTCCTCGATCAGCGAAGCGGTTGCCGCCGGCATGGCGTAGAGTTCCATGGTCGGGAACTGTAGCTCGGCCAGTTGCGGCGCCGCCGTCTGTGGCCGTGCCCCGGTTTCGCCGACCCAGCCGGTGGCCATGCCATCAAGCGCGAAGGGCTTTTTCAGCACTGCGCCCGAGACCTGCCGCACCGTCGAGATCGAGCGGATCGGCGACAGTTCGGTGAGCCGCCGTCCGATCTCGCTGTCGAGTTCGTCTGGTACCAGATAGCCGCCATCCGGGTCACTGCCCGCCGACATCGCCTTTAGCTCGGCCTGCCGCAGCCCGGCTTCATCGCCGCGCCGGACATAGGCATCGAAGGCCTGTCTGACGGGGCTCGCCGCGTTGCCGCCGCCGCGCCCGAGATCCGGACGGGCGCGTTTGACCAGCAGCGCATCGAGGGTGCGTTTTTGCTCATCAAGGGCGGTGTCGATGCGCGCCATCTTCTCGTCGGTGATCACGTCAGCGCCACCGCGCCGCTCGATCTCGGCCAGCCGCTCGTCATTGGATTGCTTGTAGTGCTCAAACGCGGACATGAAGTCCTCGAATGCGGCGGAGACATCGGCATCGACGCTCTTGGTCTCCGGCGCGCGCGCCGTTTTGGTCAAGGTGGTCCTTCTCTGGGTGGTCATGGGTCGTCCTTTCAACAGGTTAGGTTCATTGGGCCGGGAGCCGCGGGCCAACACACCGGTCAAAGTGCGCAGCTGCAGTTCCAGGCGTTTGAGATCCTCCGGCGCAGCGTCCTGCCTGTCCGAAAGTGCGCCAAAGCCACGGGCGATCAGCCCGCGTGCCTGGCGTCTCGTCAGCCCCGCATCCCGCGTGAGCCGGCGTTCGAGATCGCGCCGCGTGAGTGGCTGCATTCCCGCAGCCTTGACGGCGGTCACACGCGCGCCCGGCTGCATCGGAAATGTCACCACCGAGATCTCCCAGAGATCGGCGCTTAGTATCCGGCGCACGCCGGCCTTGGCCTCGTTGCGGGCGCGCAGCGTCTGAAAACCGATCGACAGCCCGTCGAGCGCGCCGGATTTCATCAGCTCGTGAACTTCGCGGGCCCGGGCCACACCGAGCGCCAGCTTGCCCTCGACATGCAGGCCGCGTTGATCCTCGCGGATCGACAGCCAGCGGCCGATCGGCTGCTCCGGGTCGTGCTGGTAGAGCATGCGCACATCGCCCGCCCCTCTTCGCTTGAGCGAGGCTGCAAAGGCGCCGGGCTCGATCACGTCACGGCCGAGATCAACCGCGCCGAACAGGCTGGCATAGCCGGAGAAACTGCCGTCACCGCTGACATCCTCCAGTGCCAGATCGACACGTTTGTGCTGCCGTCCGGATGCGCTCCAGTCGCTTGTCATGGTTTTGTCCTTCACGTTGTCGAAATGTTTTTTATCGCGCCGCGCGCACTGGTCAGGCTCTGGGGCCGCGTCCCGTGCGGTCGGCAATTCGCGCCAATGCGCCGAGCATCCACCAGGCGGTCATGCTGGCGGCGGCCGATCCGGTCAGCAGCGTTTCGGTGCGTGAAAGCAGCTCGCTCACCCCCGTCCAGTGCGCCAGCGCCACCCCGGCGGGTGCGCCAAACACCAGGCCTGAGACAATACCGGCAATCGCCCGGGCGGCCGCTTCGCGCGCGCCCTTGGGCATCATGTAGATAAGCGAAACCAGCGCGCCAGCCACAGCGCCGGCGATGCGGGCGACCAGCATTGCAGGTTCAGGATCCATGCTTTGCATTGCCTCGCCTCCTCCGCATTTGGCGGTCAAATCCGCCTCACAGATTGAATCAGGTGCCTGCCGGATTGAGTCCGGTTCAGACCGCAACACGCTGATATCCAACAGCTTCCCGCTTTTCCTCATCAGTGAGAAAGTCGGCATTGCCGACCCGCGCCCACAGCGCATCGCGTTCCGATGACAGCCCCGGCAGGCGGTCGGCGTCATAGTCAATCTTCAGGCCTGCACCGTGAATTGGCTGCAGCCAGGCAGTCAATGCGGCGGCGGTGCGGTGCACCAGCGGCAGTACCGTGAGGCGGCAGAAGGCGCGGTTGGCTTCCTGGTAGTTGGCGTAGGTCAGGTCACCGGGAATGCCGAGCAGCATCGGCGGCACGCCGAGCGCCAGCGCAATGTCACGCGCCGCTCCATTCTTCGCCTCGACGAAATCCATGTCGCGCGGGGTCAGCCCCATCGCCTTCCAGTCGAGCCCGCCTTCAAGCAGCATCGGCCGCCCGGCCCGGCGCGCGCCCTGATAGCCCTCCTCAAGTTCGGCTTTGAGCCGCTGATATTGCTCCGGCGTCAAATTGCCGCCGTCCTTTGGCTGATAGACCAGCGCACCCGATGGCCGGGCGGAATTGTCCAAGAGCGCCTTGTTCCAGTTCATCGCCGCATTGTGCAGATCGAGCGCCATCAGGGCGGCTTCCAGCGGCGCAAAGCCCAGATGATCATCAAGCGGATGAAACAGTTTCAGGTGCAAAAGCCCTGGCCCCTCCTCGGGCGTGACAGCGAACCTTTGCCGCCTGCCACCGGCCTGATGCTCATAGGCCACAGGCCAGCCATCGGGACCCGCGATCACCCGCATCCGGTCGGGCCTGAGCAGTTGCAGCCCGGCCACCCGTCCGCCGGCGCTGACCGAGTTGATCCAGGCATTACCCGAGAGCACCAGATGGCCATAGAGCGTTTCGAAAAAACCGTCGCCGGCGCCATTCGGGTCAGGCCGCTGAAGCAGATCCAGCACCGGGTGCCGCTCCTGCTCGCGGCCGCCGTCAAACACCAGCCAGGGCACCGACGCAGCTGCCTCGGCGATCATCCGCGTCGCTCGGTGCGCCACCGGATTGCGCATGAAGCCTTCGCGCGCGATTGCTCCATAGCTGCGCCCGCTCCAGCGCGCGCTCTCCTCGCCCGCTAGTGCCGCGATCGCGCCAAACGACCAGCTCTTGGCGACAGGCGCGCGCGGCGTGGTAGCCGAAGTCCAGGGAAGCCGAAATCCGAATGCCATGCTGATGCCCTTTCAAAATCTGGAATCTAAAACCCCGCCGATATGACGCGGCGGGGCGAAAATTCTCTCCGTCACCCCGGATTTGAATACCGGGGTCCAGCGACCCGGCGTCCGCCGGGTCAATTGACTCTGTTCAGCCGGGGACTGAATTCGGGGACAGTTTACTTTGAAGTTCGATGTCCATGGACGCCAGAAGCGCGCAAAGTAAACTGTCCCCGACCTGCCGTGGCCCAAGCCACCCGCTTCACAAATGCCGCACCTGCGGCTCGCCTCTCCGGCCCAGCATCAGTTCGGTCAGCGCCCAGACCAGCGCATCGAGCCGGTCCGGCGAGCGGCCGGAGCTGAGGCCGTCGGGGCCGAAATCACACATCTGGTCTTCCAGCGCGCCAAAATGTCCGGCATGGACCACCCGGCCCTGCTCATAAAGCGCCGCCACCGGTTCGGCACGCAACCATTTGCCGCGCGTTGCCCGCACGGTACGCACCGGCAGCGTCGGATCAACGGTGCGCAGCACGCTGGTCACCATGTCACCGCCCTGGTTGATTTCGGCCACCACGCAATCGGCGTCGAAACGACGGTAGAGCCGGCTCACCGCATTGGCCCACGCCGACGGGCTGGCGCCCTCGACCGAGCCATCGGCCAGCACCACTGCCCGGCCTTCCGCCTCGAGCCCCACCGCAACAATGCCGCAGCAGGAATATCTGGCTTCACTGACCGCAGGCGGGTCGACCGCCACGACGATGCGACCCAGCAGCCCGTGATTGCGCACGACAAGCGCCTCTATCTGGTCGCGGCGCCACAGCCCGTCCTCGCGGTCGGCGATCAGCTCACCATCGAGCTCCTGCCGTCCGAGCCGGGTGCCGCCATAGCGTGCCCGGATAGCGTCGAGAAATCCCACTGCGAGATGCGCCGCATTGTCCTCGGTGCGGATCCGCGCCACCCGTGTGGCCGCGTCCTTGACCAGCGCCAGCATCAACGGCGTTGCCCTTGGCGTTGTCGTCACCAGTTGCCGTGGCGATGTCCCGAGCCGCAGGCCAAATTGCAACATGTCCCAGGTCTCGCGGCTGTGCCGCCATTTGCCCAGCTCATCGCACCAGGCCAGATCAAATTGCGGCCCGCGCAGACTTTCGGGATCTTCGGATGAAAACATCTGCGCCACCGCCCCTGACGGCCACACCAGCCTGCGCCGGGTCGCCTCAAAACTCGGGCGCTCGCCGCGCGCCACGCCAAGTATCCCCGACACCCCGTCAATCATCACCTCGCGGGCATCGCCAAAAGTCTCCGCCACCAGCGCGATACGGCCATCCTTGCCCAGTCCTGGTAGCGCGCCCGAGGCGAGAGCGTGCACCCATTCCGCCCCGGCGCGGGTTTTTCCCGAGCCGCGCCCGCCCATCAACAACCAGGTCCGCCAATCACCTTCGGGCGGCATCTGTTCGGGCCGGGCCAGAAACTCCCAGGCGGTGGCATTTGCGATCAACGCCTCATCATCGAGCCGCGCAATATGGGCTGCCACCAGATCCGTCACGGTATCGGTCGCTGACGCCGGTTCCGTCGTGGGCGCCTTGACGTGCCTGCGCCACACAGGGCTGGGCCGCCATCCGCAGGCGAGAAGATTGCGGACCGGCACCACAGCCTCGCCGGGACCGGGGGTGCCCCAGGCGCTGGCCATAAGCATGGCAGTCAACGCATGCATCGTCATTCCGGCGCCTTCTCGGCTTCATCGGCGTTGTGCTGCTCGTCGGCTCGCTCAGCCGCCAGCCGCTCGGCGGCGGCGAGGATCAGCTGCCGCACCGTTTGCCGCAACTGTTCGCGCTCGTCCGGGCTCAGCGTCCGCTGCGTCGAGCGTACCTGGTCCTCGGCAATCAGCCGTTCCATCTGGTCGATCTTTTCCAGCGTCCGGGCGATCAGCGCCACCTGGTCCACCGCCGCCTTGCCTTCGGCTCCATCAGCGCCCAGTCTTGCTGCCTCGCGGTCGAGTACGGCGCGCATCTGCGCCAGCATTTTTCGCGTGCTCTCTGCCACAAGCGTCGGTGCAAGCGCACTCACCGGTGCATCCGGCCCACCAGCCGCCTCGTCCGCTCCATGCTGCTTGAGCTCGAGCGGTTCAAGCGCCAGCACCAGCTCGACCACCCGGTCGATCAAGCCCGCCTCATCCAGCGCAAAGCGGTCAGGTGCAGACAGCATGGTTCGCCCGCCAACCCCAAAGGTCTCGGTCATAACAGCCTCGCAATGTCCAGAATTCCAGCCAGATCCGGCCAACAAAAAAGCGCCCCGGACACTCCAGAGGCGCTTGGCGCAAACATCAATTTTCAATCACCACGTCCGCCAGAACTCCCGGCGACCCGCACCGTTTGCGGCGCACTTCTGTGACGATGACATAAACCTACCAGAGCACCGTCACGCCGTCAAGGATTATTTTCCTATAAATGCACATGGCGTACCTAAACGGAGGATGATCTGATATGAAAACGGATCAGTCTAGGGCGTCGTTCGTTCGGGCGCCGCTCTTTGCGTGGGGATCAACTGGTGCGGTTAGCTTATTTAGACGAGGCTGGGGCCTCAAAAGCGGATGAAGAGCCATATTCTGTGGTCGCAGGTATTATTCTCGCGCCGGATGGCCAATGGAATGAAGTTGAAGCGTGGATGCGTTCACTTGTTATAGAAACGTTTGGAGAAGATCGCTTCCCGAGTTACGGAAGACATTTCAATTTTCACGCTAAGGACATCTGGCATGGATCGGGAGAGTTTCCTCGTGACAGATGGCCCATTACTAGGCGTATGGAGCTTTTCGAACGCATCTCAAGTGTACCGACTCTTTTCGAATTACCAATAGTTTATGGTTACGTGAAAAAAGACAAATTCGTGAAGATGTACAGAGCTAAGCGTATGCCAGAAAAAAACCTCTCTAATTGGCTCCATGCTGAAGCATTTATGATGGCGGCACGAAGGATTGATAGATGGATGATCGAGAATACCAACAATGAAGTCGTTATGCTTATCGCCGAGGATACAGATAAACCTATGAAGGGACTTATCGACCTTTGTCACGCAATGTACGTAGATCGCGCCATAAATAGGATGCCCGGAGCCTTTCAGGCAGAACGCATTGTCGAGCAGGTCTCCTTTATGAAAAAGAACCAGTCCGGAATTTTACAACTCGCAGATTGGGTTTCATTTATCATTAAACGGTATTTGCAGAAATGCCGCCAAATTACGCCGTTTTACAACAACATAAGCGGACAGCTGGTTCATCGAGCCCGAACCGAAAGGGTACTTTACACCAAACTTCCTATCTCTGATTTGGTTGTGCCGGACGCAGAATAACGGAGTTCAGTGCTCTATCAAATCCCCCCCGGTGTATCCAAACCTAAAGTGCACCGGTTTTCCAGCATGCCTTCCCCCTCACGTCCCCGCAGGCTCCACCTTCACCTCGAGCCCCAGCGCGGTGATCACACCAAACAGAGTAGGCCGCAGGGCTCGCCCTTCTCACCGAGCGCCTTGTGCAGCGGCTCGCGGGTGGAGGCCAGATTGGCGCGGGCGCCTAACTGCCACCCTCTTCAGTGGCGTGAATCCTCCGCAATTCTAGTAGCCTCTTCAATCTGCTCACGCAGGACCGGCAGGTCGGCTTGTGCCAGTGCGAGGGTCAATTCGCCTCCACCTTCCAGTGTCAGCACCAGTGCCATTTGGCCCTGCGGATTCATTGCCAACCCCATTCCGGTTGTTTTCAAAACGTGAAAGTTCGGTCTTTCGTCTTCAGGCAGAGTGGAAACAACCTGCCCCAAAAGGCTGGCCAGCGCGGTGATCGTCGCCGGGACGATCCTGGCGTCGAACTCGATGCCGAATTTCTCGCCGCCGGCGGTGTCAAAGGTCAACGCAACGGACTGATTTTCTTGCCGTGCTTCGCCTGAGAGAACCACTTCGAATTTCGGAGCTATGTTCACTTTTTCTGCCAT